ACCACCAATTTCTCTTTCAGTTACAGATAATTTATTCCAAACCTTATCTGGTCTATTCATACTATACCCTCTGTATCCTCTTCGTTTGAAATGATACAACAATCTAGGTTTATTGTTTTCCGCTAATATAGGCATACCGTAAAATACGCAGGCCATAAGTACATCTTCAAAAAACATTTCAGCTGTTTGTGGTCTAGCTATGTATTCAAGAAAAAAACAATTTGGAGGAGCATCTTCCATACTAAACTTAGTTAATCCGTGTAAAGCTCCGTTAGAACCTCTTTTATCTACAGTTCCTGATATATCGTAGCTATCGCACCCGAAGGCTCCCATATGCTCGTTTCCTGGATATTTAATCCCATTCTTTATTATCACCTGGTTTTGTAGATTATTCGGAGGAACCCAAGATATTTTGAATCTACCGTCTTTATTAGGGTAAAATACTACCCTTGTATCTTGCATTCCGTTTTCCCAAGCAAAACTACCTGTAGTTACTACAGCTGTATTTTTTAAGTCTTCATTATAATCTACTTGTTCGTATATCTTAGTAAGATTAAATATAGACTCTTTTGCTTCATCTCTAAACGCGTGTTTCTCTGTTCTTGGAAACTGACGATAATATTCATTTAAACCGTCTTGATCGTCTTTTAATCCTTCAACTTCATTTTCCCAATGCTCTACAACTCCGTGAGTTATTAAATCCCCGTTAGGATCTTTGACTTCTTTTTCCGGGTTATCGAATACAGGTAATCCATAAGCATCAATGAATCCTTCGTAGTTCCATTCCATAGGTATGAACAAAGAATATAATCCTGAGCTAGTTTGTCCATTGCGGTTTCTGTTCGTGACATCTGAGGCATAATAAAGTTTTTTAAAGTTTCCACCACCTTTTTCTAAAGCATTAGAGGTTGAACCCATCATACATTTACCAACGATCTTACTACCTAGTCTTAAACAAGTCTTTGTAACTCGCCAGTTATTTAATATATTATCTGGTCTTTCCCATTTTCCACTTTCATCGTGTACTAATAGTTTTAATTTTTCACCATCATAGGAGTTGTCTCCCGTATTCTTCCAGTCAATAGTTGTATCTAATCCTTCTAGTTCGTTTTCGGTTTCACCTTCATTAAGTTTACGTCTGGTGAGCCTTGACGCGGGTACCCTGTAGGCAAGCTCCGTTTTCGGCCGGTCCATTCCGTCTTGTATTGGTTTGAAGAAAAAGGGGTAATTGCTAGAAATGGGTACAACTTTATCTGTGAACATTTTCTTTGCGTCGGCGCCAGATTTGGACAATATCCCAAACCGTGAATCCGTTGATATTGTGGCCATATTAACTGTCTCCCCAGACGCCATGAATGAAAATCCTGAACGTCTATTCTTGAGATACGACATTCCATAACACCTCTTGTCTGCTTTACAAGCTTCCCAGAATATGAAGAATAGTCTGTTTGACTCTCTATAATCTGCTGCCCCAACATCAATCTTGGACCACTGCAAGTACATGTAATGAGTACCAGTAATGTAAGTTGGATTGCCATTATTATAAAACCAAAAACCTTTTTCCCTTTTTTCAAATTCTTTATCTATATATTCGTACCACTTTTCTTTAAAATCAATAGGATATTTTTCCCAATCAAAAACACTCTTTATTTTAGATAGTTCTTTAGGGTATTCCAACCTGCTCCAAAACTGTTCTTCTTTTTTAACTGAACGCTTTTGGATATCTTTTGGTTCTTCTGGTAGAGCGATTTTAAGATTTTGGATAGTATATATCTTTCCAATTTTTCCAGTTTTGCTAATAACCACAAGGTCATGCTCCACATTATAACCATATTCCCACTTTTTATAGCGATTCATTCGCTTTATAACTTGAGGCTTAACATAAGAATCCTCTATGCTATACAATGTTTGCTTATACATTACTTAGATCTACCTTCAGCAAAACCTTTAAAAGATTTTTCTTGTTTAACTTCCTTAGGTTTTTCTTCTAAAAGCTTTTCTTCTTCTTCAATTCTATTAAGTATTTCGAAGGCATCGAAAATAGCTAGCTTTTTTGTAGCTGCAGCGTTTTTTAATCTATCCGCAGATATATCTTCATCAGAATCCACAATAGCTTCTCGAGCTACCTTTATTAATTCTTCAACGGCTATCTGCCCAGCTAGGATTATATTCTTTTTCGTCTCCTTTATTTTCATACTTAATTACAATATCATTAGATTTCATACAATACAAACGCTTGTTATCAAATACAAACTCAAACTCTGAGTTAGGTTTAAACCCAATTAAGTCTCCTGGGTTAATTTTAAGCGCTTTTAAAGACTCGTTGCTGTATTTTAATATACCAACAAGTTCTTTTTCTTTTTGACTCTTTAAAACGTCTGTTTCAATTACAGGAGTAACGAAGCAATAATCCATATTGGTACGCCACTCACTGTTTACTTCATACATATATATTTGATCAGGGCTAGCAAAGTACATATTGTCCTTAAAAAAGGTAGAGCTATTTCTTTCCACTCCTTTAACATCATACCATCTTCTAAATATGTTATGATGAACTATTACTTTATCCCCTGGTCTTATATCTGTTTTTAAAGCAGAAGGTATTGAAATAACAATAGCCTCCTTGCTAACAGATCTCCAATCTTCTACTTTTGTATTAGTAATAAGATTTTTATCACCTACCTTTACTTGATTATTATATCTATCTTTTAAAGGTTTTATAATAAATTGCCCTAAGCTATTCATTAATATTCTAAATCATATTCAACTGATATTGCCATATTAG